AAAGAAAAAAATTAGTTCTAATTTAGCGATAAAAATGGATTTGCCCTTCCATAAAAAAGATAAACAGGAAATTAAAAATTTTTATAAAAAGTTAAAAAAGGAACAATTGGATAAAACACCTAAATCATTTAGACAATTTTTGAAGAATAAGGAAGTTATCTTTGATAGTGATGATAGTAGTTACGTGAAACAAAATAAAATTATTAGAATATCAAGGAAAAAATTCACAGAAGAAGCAAAAAATTGTTATTCAAAGACGGGTATTGGTGTTGATTTAAATATTAGAAAAGTAATAGAAATAAAAGAATGGTCAACTGTTGATCATAATTTTTCAAAAAATGTTGATTTGTTTTTAAATTTATTAACCACCAAAACAACAATACCTGTTTTTTTCAAAGAAAATGATTTTTTATTGGCTAAGGAATTTGGTTATGATTCAGCTGAAGCAAATCATTTTAAAAAAGAAGCAATTACACACTACTCAAATTATTTAAATATACTTCAAGAAACAAATTGTTATCAATATTCGATAAATAATCATTATTGTTACAAACAATTACTACATGCAACCCAATATAATACTGGTGATAGTACTTTTTATGTCTATAATTGTGGTATTAAAAATATGGTCATAATTGTTGCACTGGCTTATTCAAAAACAACAAACGATGATGGTAAACCCTTTATGTCAATTATAAAAACAAAATACCCGGATGATTACACAAATTTTTTTGGTAAGATATATAAAACAAAAATACAAGGCACAGATTATTGGTATGTTTACACAAATTGGAGGAGATTAAATTTATCAAAAATAACATATATGTGTGACTCCCATTATAGTGTTTTATCATCAACCATGAATACAATAATGTCAGCTCCACAGATCCCAACCTATTTATTAAACCACAAAATAGAAAAAATTTATTCTTTAAGAACAACAATTGCTTATGCCACTAGTCAAAAAATTGGTGAATTATTAATGGACACTAGATATGCTTATATGTCAGCTTTTTCTGTTTATACAAATATTCAAAAATTACTTATTGAAAAGTTTGGTAATCATTATACAAATATTTTTGAAGCATGGATTGTTAAGAGATTGTTGATTAGATTACCATTAATTAATAGGAAGGCTCTTAGTGATGGTATTATTCAAAACAGAATAGAAATGGATAATAATATAAGGGATATTAACTCAATAGGTGGGATTATTAATTTACCAAGTTTATGGAATGATTACCAGATGTCAGACATAACAGAGCTACTGGATGAAGCTTTTTTATATGTACATACAATGAAAGAACCAGCAAATATTTTTCATGAAAATATTAAAGCTTTAAAAACAATTGTACAATTTCAAAAGGAATATGATAATTTACCAAAATACATTCAAAAAGGAAATGTTAATCAAAAAAACTTGAGAGAATACTTATTAAATGATTCCAGAATCGGGTGTTCAAGTGCTGTAATTTTCCATTCTGTGGAACATACAATAAAAAAAGAAAAACCTTCTTTCAAAAAGATAATAAATGAATTAAATGATGAAAACATTGGTGAGTTATTGAGCACTAAAGCTGTTATAAAAGATAATAAGAGGGAATTAATTGTTGATGATAAACCCATGAAAAGAGAAATTGAAAAAAAGATCATTAGAAAGGAACTATTAGAGGGTAGAGCATTAGATGATGATGAAAGAAAGAAGATGGTAATGTACTATTTAACAACGAGCACAAAATATTATAATCCCAAAAAAATTAGACAAAAAGTCATGGAAACTGTGCTTGATTATATAGAGGAAAACCCTAATATTTCAAAAACTGTTCATCTGGCAAATCATTTTATTGAAAAAGAAGATGGTAAAGTTTTAGCAGATATATGTATAAAATCTCAATATGGTGCTAAAAGGGAATTTTATGTTGTAAATATTGGCGCAAAAGGATTGGCTAGAGTTACAGAAAATTTTTTTAAAAAATTGTCTATAAACTCACCAAATGAGGCAATATCTATTCCTGGGGATGAGAAAATTATTGAAATGCAAAAAATGCTAGATAGAATATATTTTAACACAATAACACCTCATCATAAAATCATGTATGTTAACGGGGATTGCACTAAATGGTCTGCTGCTGAGACAATGGCCTCATTTTTGTCAATGGTTTATGCTCTAAAAAATCAATTGACAGAGAAAATGTATAATCTATTAATTGCAACATTTAACGCCTGGAGTGACAAAAATATCCAGGTTCCAATTGACGTCTTTAATAAAGTTATTCCAAAAGAGGATTTAGGCACTGGTTTTTTAAAGAAACTACAAAAGGATGGTATCACACATATTCATAGCACACAAAACTTCTTACAGGGTATGTTTAATTATGCCTCTTCTTATAAAGCAGTTTGTTGTAATAATTACACTATTTATTTATGGAATAAAATGTACCCAGATTCATCATTAATTGTAGAACACATGGAGCATTCTGACGATTATGTTTTAATTGTTTTATACGAGAAAAGAGAGGAATTCGAAAAATTTAGAGTTTTGCAAAAGATTGTCATGAGATTACACGGTTATAATGATAGTGATAGAAAAACAAGTTGTCAACCGTTTTTGCTAGAATTTGTTTCTCAAATGTCTTTCAATGGTGTAATGTTATATCCACAAATAAAAAAATCGAAAGAAATAAATTTGTCATTGCCATGTACCGGGTATAAACAGGATATGGAAGCAGCTTTATCAAGGGTGGGTGAATGTGCTAGAGTTGGTTGTAATCAAAGCTTTTTGTATTTTTTCCAAAGATTACATTTATATAGAGTTGCCGATGCTTACTCGGTGCTGCCAAACCAATATAATTCATTTAATAGAACACTGAAAGATTTGTTCAATGAGCCAATGGAGCTTTTTGGTATTCCAGATATATTACCAATGTTTTCTCTATATTGTAGGGGTAATGCCAATAACTATAGATTGTATAATTATGGTAAGTTACATATAAAGAATAAAATTAGGTATTTATATTTAATGGCAAAAAAAACATTAGAAAATGAGGACACTTTGATAGAAGACCAAGAATATTCTTATTCATTACAAACACCAAGATTTATGTATGAAATATTCAATAGAAAAATGCAAAAATTTAGGGAGATTCTTGGTTTAAGTGTAGATGATGTGAAAGATTTTTGGGAGAAAAACATTACTTATAAACTAATCAAACCTAAAAATACAGACTCACTAGTTATGTGGATTAAGTGTATGTATTATAACAGAACATTTCTTGAAGCATATACAAAAGTAAATAGAACAATGATGACCATGAGGTTACCTAGATTTGTCAGATCAAAAATAATAAAACCATTTTTAACATACACAGACTATGAAAATCCATCAAATATAATTCAGAAATCTGCTTTAACAATGAAGGAATATTATCATTTAATAATTGATTCTGCAACAAAAAATATAAAACTAACTGTTGAGGATGAAAACATGTTAAGGAAAATTATCACAAAATGTGACCCAACTTATGGCATGATATATTCATTATTTGAGAAAGTTAGAATAAATGGAGTACGTGGTGAGAAAATTAGATCAATACAAGTTGCCCAGAAAACACCAACCAAATTAAAAACAATAAATATAATCAATAACCCATCAGTTCTTTTGCAATATATGTTTGACAGGGAAAATTTTGTTAAAGATAATAGGGTTTTAGTGTCAAGAGATTCATTGGAAAGAGACATGAGAGAAATTAGAGATAGGATACCCAAAAAAATTCTTGAAAATAGAAACCCAATGAATGTCTTGTCAATATACAATGATATGATGATTAATCATTCTAAAAGAATAGTTATGTTTGGTTATGATAGGCACACAAAATTGTTAACAGAGTCTGTGATGGAACAATTAATATATAATTTGGCACCAGGGTTTATCTTGAATGTTACTTTAACAAATGTATTGATAATTCGGGACCCTGTTAATAATGATATTTTATATACAAAAGGTGAGAGATTAACAAAAGATTTTTATAGACAATGTATAGATAATATCTGTTTAATATATGTTTTTCTAAGGAAAAAATATAGTTTTACTATAGAAACTATTAAAAAGATAATGAGTGATATTCTATTCAGGGTCAATAATTCCGGGTTAGAGGAAGAAATGAAATATGATAAAATACTAAAAAAAGTCACGATAGATCACATGAATCAATATAATTATAATTTAACAGATAGGAAAATTGTGTCTTATTTGAAAGTTATCTTTTTAAATAATTATGAGGAAATTGATTATTTAACAAACACTGTCTACTCATTTTCATATAGATATTTGGAGTATGATACACCAATCGGCGGGGTTTATAGGGGTAAAACAAGGGTCAACTATACCTATTTTAACACAACTGTTGAGTGTTTTTACCACAAAGATTTTTATCAAAGGCCTGTGTTATTAGTTAATAAATATTACCAAAGTGTTGAAAATATTCTCTATAATATTGGCTTGAGATTAACAAATAATTTAACACAGAATGAATTTGAAAAAACGATGACCCATGGTAGGATGATCCCCATGAAAATAACTGATTTTAATAATTTGAATGAATTTATTAAAAAATACGAGGTGGTTTGTGTTGTAAAATATTATGGTGAGCAAAATCAGTTTGTTAAAATAAAAGATATTCAGGCAGAAGACTACATTTTACCAATTTTTAAAACAAAAAGACAAATTTACAGGATGGGTGATAAGCATTTAAATATTGGAAAAATAAGACCAAGTATTGATGAAAATAGGTTGTCTATTCAATTGGGTAAATCAAAAATTTACACTTTACCTTTTTGGAAATGTGATTTCTATGATAATTTACAGTATTGTGGTGATCTTGTTTTAGATGATATCCCATTTAAAGAATATTTAACACAAGGTAGATTGAAGAGATATTTAATGTGGAAAAAAACTTTTAATCATGTTAATTTACCAACAATTAGTAAAAATGTTTTTAAAGAAAAAATTATTAAGGAAATAAAGAAGTTTAAGTTATATGAGTATGATTTC